CAAGAATTACATTACTTGTGGATCGACGATAGGTATGTCGCCGTTCCATGGTAATTGGGCTCGTTTATACGACAAACATTCACTTTGGGATCACATTGCTCCGTCGACCTTTAATGGTGACGTTAGGCAACAAGATTCTACATATACAGAAGAAGATAGACAAGATCAGTTTTTGGTGGATGCTTTTTGTTTGAACGAGAATAATATTGATTTTAAGACTAAGTATTTTAACGAATTGAAACAGTTGCATGCTGCTTGCGGTTTGTCATTGTGTATCGATCCGGAAGGAAATACAGTCTATAAAGATCACGGCATGCCTTCGGGTAGTGCTGACACGAGTGGAGGTAATACTCGAGATGTTTGGAAAAATTTGTTTAAGACTTTTGCTATGGCCTGTAAGGAAAGATGGCCAACTATTTCGGATGATGAAATAGAAAATAAGTTTAATGAATTTATTCGATTGTCTTGCTATGGTGATGACTTTAAAATGACAGTTCACCCTTCCATTCAATCATGGTACAACTCTGATGTTGTGGCTATTAACCTATTGAGATTAGGTAAACAGCTCAAAGAGCACGTGCCGGGTGTGACGCATCGTTTCGTTGAAGTGAAAGATTGCGTTTACCTATCACATGGTTTTAGAGTTATCAATGATCCCTTTATAGGGAGAGTTGTTGTTCCTGTTTCACAAGGTTGTAAGTTGCTGAATAGTTTGGAGCATTCATCAACTTCCACCAGCCCTGCCATTTTGCTAGCTAAGGCAAATAATTTTAGAATTTTGGCAGTAGGAAACGACCAGTTGTACGATTCACTTGAAGAATTTGTTGAACGCCTCAAGAAAAGGTACCAAGATACTTACAGAGATGACAAAGTATGGATGGAGGCAGTTGACAGTTATAAAAATCATAATCAAATCTTGATGATGTACGCAACTAGGAACTTTGAATCTGGTGGAGATCTCGTAACCATTAGTGACCAGATAAAACAAGTTTGGTTTGAAGTTACAGACCAAGATGACCAATGGAATTACAGAAGCTGAACGTAAAAGACGCAAAGAACAATCTGAACGTGATAAGAGAGCATCGAAGAAGGGTACTCAGAGAGCGGTTAAGAAGTCAGGAGGGCAAAGATCAGCCCCTTATTCTTACGTTCCTAAGACCAATAGCTTCATCGCTCCTGACAACGGGGG